ACTTTCCCTCGGAGTCTACAGCACCTCCAATATTACGAGTGCCTTCCATAGTGAACTGATCGCTACGATACTCACGACGATCCTCATATTTCCTACCACCAAAGAAACCACTTTGATTTTTTTGAAGGTCTAAGGATTTCTGAGACTCAAGAATAGCAGGATCGTTTGCACGATACTCCACCTCATATCCATCTTTACCAGCTTTAATTGTATAGGAAGAATATTCACCATGCGGTATATTGATAGTAGGAACTTCTTTTACTCTAGAGGTATTATCTTTTATCACATAACCAAGTAACCCTATATGAGAAATACCCACAACAGTACCTAATGTAATAACTACTATTTTTAATGGGGAAAGTTTAATCATGGTATTTTAATATTAGGACTACTCATCACACCACCGACTCCTGGTATAGTAGGAATTTCACCACCAGTAGCAGATGGTAACTTAGGCATTGAAGAATTAAGTAAACCGGGAAGAGCCTCTGCAATTGCTTCTGTAGCTGCTTTAGTTACTTTTTCTCTTGCATCTTCAATCAATACATCTTTATTTGCATAAAGATAAACACCACTACCAACAATAGCAGCGGACACAACAAAAGAAGAGATAGAAAAAATATTAATTAATTTTTGCATGATTTTAAAGTTTGTAAGTTTCGTTTGAATCTGTAGATTTTGTAGTCAATTGAATCGGTGATTGTTCGATACGAAGAGTTTGATGTGGTGCAGTTTGTGCTGCCTTTTCAATCAATCTTTCCATCTGTTCTTTAGTTATTCCATTTCCACCACCATTACCTCCACCTTCTCCTTTACCCTTTGTTGCCTGAACGCCAAAAGTCGCCAGTACCCCGGTAAAGACACTAGCTATGAAAGTTGGATCCAATTTTTGTTCTGGTATACCCAAAGCAGGAGGTAACTTGATATAGGCAAGAGTGAGAATCCCACCAGACCACACAAGAATCCCCAGACGCACAAATGTAGAGAGAATTGCAAGTTGCTCTTCCTTATCATCTGCGGCCTCCTTAAGTTTTCCTATAATACCTTTCTTTTTAGTTTTAGGTTCTTCCTTCTTAACTTCTTCTGGCATATTTAATTGGTAACGCAGCCCTATTTATTAAAAAGACTAATAAAATATTCGGCATCCACAACAACCAATGGTTTCTTATGATTTTTCTTCATCACTACAAGAGGTTCATATGATCCACAATTAGCTTTTGCTTGATCGTAGGCGCCCCACACATTTAATTTCTCTACGTTCTTACATTCAATACTATGTGGAAATTTCTCTCTAGCAGCACGTGCCATGATTAGGTCTTCTCCACCGGCGCCCATAGATCTAGATTCAACATCCTCTGGATGAATAGATAATCTTTCAATAAGTTGTTCCCTAACCCACTTCTGTAAAATTCTACCTTTCGCTTTTGCACTCTGAGGTTTCATATTATAGATCTAAACTTAAGCTATATATTTCCCCCATGATAGTAGGTAAAAAATAATTCGTCACAGTTGGAAACCAGCGAACGTATCTTTCTTAACATCTTGTTTAATCCCCCCAATAACATAAGATTCGATCTCAGTTTCCTGAGGTGCATTCTGCATCATCTTGGAGTTCAACCAATGTTGTGTCCAAGGTAATGGATTGTTTGACATAGGAGTATCGAAAATTGGTTTTAAACCAATTGCCCTCATACGACGATTAGAGATATACTCAACGTAAGAATCAAGTAATTTAGCATTCAAACCAATCAATGATCCATCTCTAAACAAATATTCTGCCCATTCTTTTTCCTCTTCTACAGTGTCAATAAACATCTGATAGACATTCTCTTCCTCTTCATGCATGATTTCCAACATCTCAGAATCATCCCCATTGGACCAATTCTTAAGAATGTTCTGGGTAATTATTAGATGTTGACTTTCATCACGAGCAATCAATGAAATGATCTTTGCAGATCCTTCCATAAGTTTTAGTTCACCAAATGCAAACGTACATGCGAAGGACACATAGAAACGAATACCCTCAAGGATATTAACATTCATCATTGCACGATACAGTTTACGCTTTAGTTCTTTAGTCTCCCACATAGAAGTTGGAGAATATTTCCAGTCATCACGCCACATATTACCAGCATCATACTGATGAGATTGATTAATCAACTCATCATACGCTTTAGTAACTGTCGAAGCACGTTTCAAGATTCTTTCATCATCGAGAATAGTATCAAATACTTCCGATGGATCTGAATAAACATTCTTAATAATGTATGTGTATGATCGACTATGAATCATCTCCATAGTTTCCCAAATAGTCATACAAGCTTCTAGTTCGGGTAATGAACAATAAGGGATAAAAGCCATCCCAGGACCCCTCCCTTGTACAGAATCCAGCATGATCTGGTACTTAAGATTGCTGGTAAAAATATGCTTTTGTTCTGGACGTAATGTCTGATAATCCGCACGATCCTTCTGTAATGATATTTCTTCTGGTCTCCAGAAATAACCCAGTTGCTGTTGGGTCAGTTTGTCGAAAATGGGATACTTATAAATATCGTATCTTTGGAGTCCAAGTGGAGCACCAAAGAACATTGGTTGTTTTTTAATATCCGTCTTATTAGAATTAAAGACTGTCATCCGATCAATTCTTTTCTTTGCATCCACCATAAACTCCAGGTAACTCTCCTCAGATCTTGCACGACTCACAGTCTTCTTCCTCCACTTGTGATAATTGGTTGACTAGGTTATCTACGTCTGGTACATTGTCTTTCCATCCGATTGAATGGGTAGGATCATCTACATCTTTTTTAGCGTCATAAGTGTTTTGATAATATGAGGTTTTCCATCCGAACTTATATGTAGTTAGAAGATCTTGTGCCATAGAAGAAACTGGAACTTCATTGTCTGGATAATTTTCGGGGTTGTAACTCCAGTTACCAGAAATTGCTTGGTCAAAGAATTTCTGCATCACAGCAACAATATTGATATAACCACGATTAGATTCCATATCCCACAGAAGAGTATAGTTATTCTTCAGGGTGGAATACTGTGGAACAATTTGCTTAAGAGGCCCCTTCTTTGATTTTTTAACGGACAAGTAATCACGCGGTGGTTCGATTCCATTGGTTGCATTTGACACAACGGAACTGCTTTCCGATGGCATCTGTGCCGACAATGTTGAGTGCCTAAGTCCGTGCTCCAGGATAGATGATCTAAGAGACTCCCAATCATGTACTAACTCCTGACTACAGATTTCATCCACATCCTTCTTATATGTATCTATAGGAAGAATACCATCAGAATACTTAGTGCGTCCAAAGTTTTCGCAATAACCTTTCTCCTTAGCAATCTCATTAGATGCCTTCAAAAGATAATACTGGAAGGACTCAGAAAGTCCATGAATAGCATCCCACGCCTCCTGTGAGTCATAATTATAACCCAACTTAGCAAGATAGTGTGCGAGTCCGATAAAACCGATTCCAAGCGATCTACGTGCCTTGGTAGCAATCTCTGCTGCTTTGATTGGATACTTCTGATAATCAATCAGTTCTTCTAGAGCACGGACAGACAGATCACAAAGATTCTCCAGTTCGTCATCAGATTTTACCTTACCAACATTAATTGCAGACAGGATACAGAGTGCAATTTCACCACACTCATCATCGATGTGTTGCAGTGGATATGTTGGCAGGGTAATCTCCTGACATAAGTTACTCATCTCAATTTTATCTTTAAAGGATGAGTGTGAGTTACAGTGGTCGATGTTCATAATGTACAACCGACCAGTCTCTGCTCTTTCTTTGAGCAGATTCATGATCAATTCTTGACCACCAATAGTCTTTTTAGGAATTGATTCATCTTGCTCATAACGAACATATAGTTCATCAAAACGATCAGTGCCAAAAGATTCATACAATTCTGGAACATCGTGGGGAGAGAAGAGAGTAATCTCTTGATCGGTAATGAATCTCTCGTAGAAGAGTTTACTAATCTGGATGCTGTAGTCCAGTTTTCGGACACGATTATCTTCTGTCCCTTTATTGTTTTTAAGTACAAGGATGTCCTCTATTTCTTGGTGCCAGATAGGAAAGTGAACTGTAGCAGAACCACCTCTGATGCCGTTTTGTGTACAGCATCGGACAGTGCTTTCAAACTTTTTAAGGAAGGGGATAACACCTGTGTGTTGTACCTCGCCGCCTCTAATCTTAGAATTGATGCCACGAATTCGACCTGCGTTAATGCCGATACCAGCCCTCTGTGCGACGTACCTACCAATAGCCATATCGCTGCTAAAGATACTATCGAGGGTGTCATCAACATCAACGAGAACACAAGATGCAAATTGACGGAGTGGCGTCCGAACTCCCGCCATGATTGGCGTTGGGATGTTGATTTTGTGCTTGCTGATTGCGTTGTAGTATCTGTGTACATATGAAAGCCGTTTGTCCTTAGGGTAATCTTGGAAGACCGTCAGTGCAATCATTACATACATGAACTGTGGAGATTCGTAGACTCCACCGGATGAACGATCCTGGACCAAATATTTATCAACTACTTGACGAAGACCAGCATAAGTAAAGAGAAAATCTCTATCATGGTCAATCCAAGAGTTAACCTTTTCAATCTCCTCTAAAGAGTATTTACTAAAAATCTCATCGTCGTATACTTTTTGATATACACAACCAACAATGTGATCAATAAGAGATGGAAACTCCCACATCATTCCATAGAGTTGTTTACGCAAGGAGAACAGTAAAAGTCTTGCTGCAACAAACTGATAGTTTGGATGCTCAAGATCAATCAAGTCACTTGCTGATCTGATTAAAATCTCTTGGATTTCATCAGTTGTAATCCCGTCATAAAACTGGATACCAGAGTTAATTTCAACCTGTGATGCAGATACGCCTGAGATACTTTTACATGCCTCTTCAACCATCTTATGCATTTTCTCAAGGTTGAGATGCTCAATGCGTCCGTCTCTCTTTTTTACTTTAGTGCCGTTTGTCATACCCGTTTCCAGTAGTTAAATTTAATTTGTGCTTCTAATCCACTATACACATTTGATTCTACCA